GAGAAGATCAATCCCGACATAATCGTAATGGAATATGTTCATGGCAACAAAATAACCGATATTGACCCCGAGGATAATGATGGTTTCGGTAAAATATTAGCGTCATTTAATGCGAAGGCGGCATTCGGCACGTCATTCTATCATGGCGACCTTCATCCAGGAAATATCCTCTTTATTAAGAATACGCCTGGGTCGGCATCGGGATCTGTGTCGTCTAAACCCCCGATCCGTCAGATATGTATTCTTGATTTCGGTATAATTGGTCATCTATCGCATAACGATCAAGATATACTATTTAAAGCAACCAAATTTATATATCAACGAAAATTCAATAAAATTATTGATGTCATTATGAGTTGTGAATTATCGGAAAGCGCTGACATGAAAAAAGATATACAGAGTGTAATTCCCGTAAAACATACAGAGAAATATAATAAGCTTCGTCGAGAGCTAACAGAGGTTCTTGTGCGTTATACAACGCCTGAAATTAAGTTTTTTGGCGTAGCGGAAATATATGAGCTCAATTACATTCTTAATACTTATGGCTTGATGTTTAAACGATCTCTGTATCGTCTCTTTATTACAGTTGCAATTATGGACTCTATCGGAACACGACTAGGAAGCAAGATGAGCTATATGCAACATATGACGGATTTTATTGTTGATTTGTTTAACATCGACGTGAATGAACCAGATTCATAATCGTGTGGATATCGCAATATTATATGAATGAAGTCAATACTATATAAACACTAATAAATATTACAAAACATATTATATTACTGTTTATATACCCCTTTCAATAATGAAAATTGGTATCATCGGTAACGGATTCGTTGGGCGCGCAACATATATCTTTGCGAAGAATTATTATTCTGATAATGATAACGAAGAGAGATTTGAAGTTATTCCAGATACGGTATCAACGCCAGCCAATCCGAAATCGATTCGGACATATCGTGCTGATGGCATCATTCCGTATATACCATCGGATGATCTCTCGCAATCGGATGGAACAGCTCCGCCATTTTTTAAACGAATATATTTTAAACCGATCGACGTCCTTATTTATGATATTAATCCAAACTTATGCAAACCACACGGAATAACACTAGAAGAAGTCGACCGCGAATGTGATCTTCTTTTTTTATGTCTTCCAACACCTCTCGGTCACGACGGAATATATTATACGAAAATTCTTGAAGATACCATCGCGCGATGTTCGAATCCATATAAAATCATTCGTAGCACGATTCCAGTAGGTTTTGCCGCCAAACACAGATGTTATTTCATGCCTGAGTTTCTTACAGAAGCATCATGGGAAAATGATTTCCGCAGTATGAAAGAATGGATTGTCGGTATTCCGCCGAGAGATATTTCTTTGAGTTCGAGTTCGGCGGCGGCGGCAGAAGAAGAACACGAAGAAGAATTCAAAAAACGGATCAGCAAACTTATTCAACGAAGCCATAAAAACGGATCGATTGATTCACGTGCGATCATTTTTTGTCATACGAATGAGGCCGAAATGTTGAAACTCATGAAGAACTGTTTTCTATCGGCAAAGGTAGGCATCATGAACGAATTCTTCGATTTCTCTCATGCGACGCAAACAAACTTTGCTGAAGTCGTCAATCTCGCGAAATTAGATCCACGTATGGGAACGTCTCATTTTCAGGTCCCAGGTCCAGACGGACGACGCGGATTCGGCGGCACCTGCTTTCCGAAAGATACGCATAGTCTGTATTGTCAAATGACCGCAGAAGGTATTCTTCCTCATATATATCCCGCGATTTTGACACGGAATGATACATACGACCGCCCAGAACGAGAATGGTCAAAGGATGTTTGGCGCACAACGATACCACTCCCAACTCCGAAGTCAAAAGTCGTTGTTGTATTCACAAATACGACTGCCGCCTCCGCCGCATATACTTCGTCCTACTTCAATAACATCATCCGCACAAATCTCTCGAAACATAATGTTGTAATTCAGGTGGTTCGCGATTCTATGTGCGCGCTGGATGCAACTAATTCTCTCGGAGTGAATCATATTATCAAATATTGGCCATTGCCATCAAGACCACTTTTCTTTCCGCGCGTCGACGAATGCTACTATTGTCCATATGATGATACTTCGTCATATCAAACAACTAAGGATGTTATGTCTATCATCAATTTGTGGAATTGTCATGAAGAGATGATACTTTATGTCGTAAAGCACGCCAAAGACGCCGACTCAGCGACAGATGCCGATGACGATGCCGATGACGATGCCGATGACGAAAGCGGAACAGAAGGATTCGAGGATGACGATCGCCAGACTACTACACACAATACACGTTTCGATTACGCAATAATATTCGAAGATTATTACCGTGAGACATTTGAACGCACAAATAGAAGACTGGTTATTATGTTCTAGTTCGTCTTGTTTTACGGAGAGACGTCCTATATATATTATGTTTTCGCGTGACGATGTCTTTCATACCATCGCCAATAAGTCTATTCGTTTTATGAAGTCTCCGGTCAATCGGAACGACGGTCTTAGAATTTTTTTGTATTTCTATTTTAATACCGATAACCAACGGTTGAAGAGTGACATCGTTGAATATCTGACTCGACATCAATTTTTTCACACTATCAGCATAAAAAGTTATATTTTTAGATTCGGAAACAAACAAGCTGACAAAATAAGATGAGCCAGCAAATATATCTCCGAATAATGTCTTGTGTAGATTTTGAATCAACTCAATAATTCGTTCATCAGAGTATTTTTCGGAGTCTTTTTTCATCAATCGAAACGCAAAGATAATAATCCAATTCAACATACAACTATAGTCTTTTTGACATTTTTCAGACATCCAATTTGCAAACTTACTGTCATGATAACAAAACATAGAAAATAAGCCACTCATAGTAGGTCTTTCATTTTTTGTAACATGAAATTTTTCGTTATATAGTATTGGATTTTCATCATTATTCCAACCTAATGCTTGAAGTATTTGTTTATCTATGGCAGCAATATCCGATGGTGATGTTTGTGGGATGGCGATTTTCTTGGATGCCAATTGTGCCTTTATGAGTTCCAACGCGGTTTCAGGACGACACAATTTTACTAACTGGTCGTATTTCTCGATGATGTCCTGTTGTTTCTCTTGATTGTCGGCAGTAATATCGAACAACATATTGTGTATAATTTTTGGATTTTTTGCGGAGTCGTAAGCCTGAGGTTTTGTTTCATTTTGTGGTTCCGGTAGCGGTAGCGGATTTTCCTCTTCTATTGGGGTTATTTCACCATTTTCGATACCTTCAACTACTTTTTCGATGAAATCAGGATGATTTTTATTGAAATCGGTATTATTATGTTTTAGTTCGATCGCATACTTTGGATATAATTCGGAGTTTGGCGGGATAATATACGTCGTTATTCCCTGACCACCGACTTGTGCGAGTTGATAGCCATTACCCTGATTAAATACTTCATCATTTTTAAGTATATTAACGAATAATACACCATTATCATTCATATAAAGTTCCACATTTTCAGGGTTTGGTGATTGTCGGTTTGATGTTCGGTCTTCATGTTTTTTTATGAATTCTGGTATTGTTGTTTGCTTCATTTGTTCAAATGTTTCTAGTAACGTTTGTTCTTTTTCTTTTGCCTGTTTCAAAACGTTTTTAAGACGGTCATTTACATTAGGATCAGGTTCTCTTGATATATAGTTATTTTTAGTTAAATGTGATATAATTTCGTCAACATTCCTTATAAGCTCCATAACACTATTATAATTTCTTTGTTTAACTGGTAATGTTTTTGCTTTATCATAGCGTTGAGTAATGATAATATTTATTTCATTAATTGAACGGTCAACCTTATTTAGACTCAAATCATATATTGTAATCTCATCGCCGGTCATCAATACGGGTGATTGTATTTTAATACCTTTTCTTGGCGTGTTTGGTCTGGTGGCTGATGCGGCTGCGGTGGCTGCGGTGGCTGCGGTGGCTGCGGTGGCTGCGGTGGCTGCGGTGGCTGCGGTGGCTGCGGTGGCTGCGGCGATTACAGGTTTTTCGTCGTCTACGTCTGCGCCTACGCCTTCGCTTTCGCCTTCGCTTTCGCTTTCGCTTTCGCTTTCGATGACGTCAATCGGAATATTGTGAATAGTAATCGTGTCATCATTATCATCACTAATATTTCCGTCATCATTCTTTTCTAAAAATGCTTCTGCCGCTTTAGTTGCGACGTTTAATACATCATCTTCTTCAACATCTATCTCCTGTATTTCTGGTTCTTTTGGTGGTAGGTTGATGGCCGCAGGTATTTCAAATGTATTAGATAGTGATTTGGGGTACATCGGTATTTTTTTGACGGCGACATTATTAGTTTTAACCTGTGCCGCTGCCAGATTATCTTGTATCTTCTTTTTAAGAGCAGTTGTTCCGATTGAAATATCAACACCAGCCGCCTTTAATACATTCTTTGTCATCGCAGCGAGTTCATTTGCCTGTTCTTGAATCAACCCACGCACATTATCACATTTTTGCGGGTCTGGTTTTACTAATCCTCTAAGTTTATCCATTAGTTTAGATCCAACCGCATGATCATCATGTATTGCGGGCATAACCTCACCTGTCGTAAACGATGGATTTTGAAACCGAGAATCATTTGACGAATCTTTTTTTGGGTCTATCATTTGCGGTGATGGTTGCGTTTCAACTAAAAACACACATAAACTCCTTTCGTCCTTAGTTGTATCTAGTTTATTTTCTTGGAAAGATTCGTCTGTGACCATTTTTAACTCGAATGCGTCAGCATGAATTCCGGTTGATGAACCAAGTGTTTTATCTAATACTAATTCGAGACGGGTTACTGTTCCACTACCAGTGGACATATCTTCATCCCATTTACCATTCAATAATTTAAACGCACTCTTGGCAATAATCTCCGGTTTTTCTAATCGAATAATTACCCATTTAGATATTCCGGATAAACTCCCTATTTTCATATCTGGCGAATACCAAATATCACGCGGTTTAGCGAATAACATATGAGCAACCTGAACCGTATTATGTTCTAATAATTCGACCAACGCTACTTTCATCCTTTTCCGATTTTCTTCTGTCACATTTGTTTTCGTTCCATTTGCGTCATCAGCCAATCCAAGCCCATTATTCAAACTATTTTTCATATTCGTGGTAACATATTTAATTTTTTTTGCGATTGGGTCTGAACTCGTCAATGACAATTTAAGACTCCAAACATTATAATATTTATCGCCGTCGATTAACCCAGCCATTCGAGGATCGGTTGATGTTTTCGATTTTGAAAAATAATAACTAGCACGGTCAGGCATAATACGTTCCACAGGAATACCGATTTGTTTTGAAATCAAATCAAATATATGGGCCAATTTACTCTCTTTCAGTCGAATTTCCTGTCGTAATGTAAACAATTCGCCGTTCTTATCATCGATTTTATCGAATAAACCCTTGTTTTTTATCAAACCAGAAACAACATTATTTGTCACGTAATACAATACATAAAAAAGAAGGTCTATTCCAAATTGTATATCAATAGCAGTTTTATCATGAATATCGTTATACGACCTTAATAAATATGTAAAATCAATATTTTCGTTGATAAAATTGACGATTCCATCGTTGGTCACTTTACTCTTATAGATACGAATAAGGCGTCGAACATGTTTTTGTTCATTCTCGACCATGTCGACATATTTTTGTGCGTCATTCAGCAATCCACGTTGTGAATCCTCAAAATGCGCATTTTCGACTATCTTTTTCATATTTGAGTATTTACTATTATCAAACTTCGGGGTCAAATCGTCATTTGTATTTTTCAAGTTGACCATATCAACCACTTCATCCGGTAGACTTTTATCATAATTACTGACAAATGGATTTGGTTGGTGTTTCCGATCATCCGACATTAGCCAATAGATATACTGAATAAGTTTGTATGTTTTATAATACTCGCGATAGCCTAGACGGTCATTCTTCGCAATACCCGAATGAAAGGCATCCTTTAATTGTGACGGAAACTTACGGTTCAGTTCGTTGATTTGTTGCGTAAAGATTTGAAACAAACCGATTAATTTCAAGTATGGAAGTTGTTTTATGTCGTCGCCAAGACTCGAAAGAATATTTTTGATTTCGCTGTATATTTTGAAAAGGTCGTTTTTAATCGTCTGGTCAAATTTATATTTATATCCCAACTCGTTTTGTCGGCTTTGTGTAAAGCTGAGTGTATCAGACATGTGCTGTGTTATGTCTGTGAAAATCACATTAAAAACTTTGATGTAATGAACTAGCGTTTTTTCTATAACATTTTTTTGTATTTTAGCACCATAATGACTATATAGATCATTAATACCATCAGTATGATTCACATGATCGCCAGAATGCTTCATTCGTATATCTTCTATTATTTTCATAAGGCCTTTTCCAGTTGAAGATTCAAACAGGTCATCGAATACAAGTTTCAACGTAATCAATTCGTTTTTGGGCAAAGTTTCATTTTTAACGAAAAAACGGTTTGCGTTTTGATAAAATGTCCAATCCATGTATTGTTTGTGCCAGTTGTCGATTTTAAGTTGGATACGTTGAGCTGTGTTTTTATCGAGATCAAATATGCTTTTTACAGGTGTTCCACCTCTCATTCCTACGATCATATCCGTTTCAGACTCTGCTCTCGTATCCAGCGCTCTAGTTGGCTTCCCTGGAAGTGTATGTCGATAAAACAAACTATTGTTGTTGTTTCCATAGGCGGCGACGACCAATTTCACGAGCTCTTGTGTTTCAGGGTTATCACGCCGTGCCATCTCTCGGAAATATTCGTTGATTTCTTCAAAATTGATTTTATATCCGGTTGGAATAAATATCGAAAGTGGATTCAGATTCATGGAACCGGCGCGATGATAGACCATTTGCTCGAACAAAGGCACCGATGACTTCGGAAATTTTCCATCAAGACGCGAGAATTTCAACGTGTCTTTTTTCTGGTTCGCGGCGGCTTGGTCGTTCACCGAAATTTCTTTTAGAGGGTTACGACCTACCAGTTGTTCGACGAAATGGTCAATACCAGAGTCGATACTTGCGATCATATTTGTTAATGTGATATACGGTGGCCGAACTTCAACGAACGCAGATGTTTTAGATGATGGACCATTTGTTATTTTTGGTGGAGAAACGCCGCCTTCGCCGCCTTCGCCGCCTATGTCAATTCTCTCTTCTTCAGCGATTGTCGCACTTTCAAACGCACCTTTGAATATGTCATATGTTTTACAATCTGGAATCGGGAATACAACTTTTTCAAACAAGTCTTTGAATGCGTTAGAAGTGTTAGGAATATTCGCATATAGTGCTTCATGAAATAGCCCCGCTACAACCTGAATATACTGTTCTTGTATATTAGGATTTTCCGCAGTATTTTTTGGCGCAAAAGCACCACACCCCCATGCTCCCAATATCAAAACATTACTTTTTTGTTCGACGGCAGCGACATACGCAATATTTTGGATCATTTGTATCATAGATTTTTTGAACTCGGGTGATTGTATGTCAGTATACCGCGTTTGATAATTAGCACTCTTTCCCCATTCATAAGCGGCGGCACTAATCACGTTGTAACTATTCTTTGATGAAGACGGTAGCGCCGGAGTAAATGTAAATTCATCTGTTATTTCGAAAGGCAATTTGTCGGTAGTATAGTAAATTTTTTTATTCCAGTTATCGTGTCCCCATTTTCCATTATCATAATATGTTTTTTCAGGGATATCCTTCCTTTCATAACATCCTATTGTGGATAAAGATCCTGCTAATACCGGAGCCATCATAATAAGAGTTTCTTCTTGTGCGGTAGAACCAAGTATGACACCTCCGCCAAGAACATCTGCGTTAGCAAAATTCAATATAGTCACGTTTTTAGGCCCGGTTGTGCTTCCTACTCCGCTATAAAAAGATGCTGCTCGCCCTGTAGTCATCTGAACAAACTCAATATTATCATCGTTGCTCATCTTACTGACATCTACCTTCGTTGTTATATCGTTGATGATTCGCTCTGTTTGAGGTGGGATTGAATCAATCACCGCTTTATTCTGATGAATTAAATATAAGGATTTACGAAAATGAAACCTGCGATATTGTTTATATCCAGCAACAAATGTATCTGGGGTGTATCCAGCAAGTGTCGGACGAGTATCTTCATTATATGCGAGTAATTTAAATAGAATACTGTTTGGAACATAACGTCGCAATATATCCGATCGTTTCACAAATTCATCGATCACATCGTTTTGCGTTTGAAACGGAACACAGCTAGTATTTCTAATACCCTCTATACATTTTTCATCGAATATTATCCTTCTACCAGAATAAACCGAAATTTGCTTTGCGTATTTGATTAAATCAGGTATTTGCTTTTGAATGTCGGAAGATGAAATCTGCTCACTTGTAGTCAGAGTAACTTTGTCACCATTATCAATATACTTACCATAACCTGTAGTGTTCTCTGTTTTCTCACTCTGTAACCACTCCCAGAAACCGGAAAGATTGTCACTTGGACCTCTACCAACGATAATCGAATTTCCGGTGATTCCATTCGAAAAATAAAAACTTTGATCTATAAAGTTTTCCGGGTTGGGGGCGCCGCCTTTTAGAACTTTATCCGAACCAGCCAACCCATAAAATGTAATTTTTGATTTCGAGAGATCATTCAGCGACCGCATTACCGATTCATGAATACTATATGCGTTTGATAATTCTACCGGCCATACAAACATATTTTTTGAGAGATGTTTACTGTCGGAGGTTGTATAATTACCATTAGGAATATCACCAATACTCGCAAATGATTCGCGGCACATGTTTATACGGTATTGTGTATCATATGAGATTTTAGTTGGGTCGCTTCTGTTTTTATCTATTAGATCATTAAACGGCGACACAACATAGATTATCAATACATCAGTAAATGTTATTTTATCTTTACCACGGGGCTCGTGTAAAAGATGTCGAGAGGCTGTATACATTTCCAAATGCCCATAATGAATTGGGTTAAATGACCCGCCATTTACAAGAATTGCGATATTTATGGGTCCGTCTTCTTTATTTTCGGTGCTTGTGATTTCATCGATTCGGGTTTTGATTTCAGCGATGACACCTTCTGGCGTGTTTAATATCATCGATGACACAGGAGAAGGCGTCAAAACTGTTTTTTTTCGAATACTACCAATCGCGGCTGCGGCTGAAACGGCTTTTCCTGATATCGATGATGATGATTTAGCACGTCCTTCATAAACTTGGACCACACCGTTTGGAAGGGGCGTCGGTTTTGAAGTTGATTTAGGTGGTGGTAGTGGTGTCTTTTGTGCTGATACGGTGAAATCAGCATTCTCGAATACGAGCAAATGTGGAGGAAATTTATTATTTATGCTATTCCAACGTTCTATTCTTTTTGTAACGGCATCATCACATAAATATAGTCCGGGTTTGATACTATCATGAATCGGTTTATTTATATTTATTTCAGCGACATAATGACCTTCGTGACGTTGGTTGCCGATATGCCATATTAAACAAACTAGCTTATATTGTTTGCCATTAAATCGATATGTGGTAGTTGGTTCTTCGAGAGCATAATTCAATTTTGGCATATAGTTTTTTTTTTGTGAACTGCCATCTTCTTTTTGAACTGTTGGAGATAAAAAGATATAGTTTTCTGGATTATATGTTACATATTCATCGAGATATATACGGGCCAGTATAGATTTGACATCTTCATTCGTATGAAAGGTTACAAAAGCCGGAAGATCTTGTAATATATTATTATCTCCTTTTTGTCCTAAAATTTCTCTCACGATATCTTCATTTGTGCTGTAATTATTTTGTTGTGGTAACTCGTTATATCTATTTATTATCTCTGTTTCTACATCAGGCTTTAAAGTAAATTCAGCACCAGGATCTTTGGGTTGTTGTTTTTGTTGTAACAAACTAGCGAATTGTGAAACATATTTTTTAATAACTGAATTAACATCGTTGTTTTCATCATATTTACTAGAAGCATGAAACGTTATGAATTTTTCAACCGCTGAATTAATATATCGTTTAAAATTACTGGTATTGTATTTTCTCGATACTTGCGCATCCACTCTAATATTTAATGAACTATATTCGTTTTCTATTGTATCATTAAAATTTTTAGAATTTTTATAAAACTGTCTTATAAACTCGTCTGTAAGGTTGTTATTGTCCTTTAATGGCACCGGTATACTATCTAATACATGTTGTAATGTTAATGATTCTTTGTAACTCGTTGAAATACTACTCTGTAGACTACTTGACAAATTGAATGTCGTATCAGTTGGATCTGTTACTACATCATCAATTATTAAACGATCTAAATTACTATTTAAATGAATACGATATTTTACATTTTTACTAGAAAAGTCGATACATGGAAATAGTAACGTTAATAATTCGTCACATGTCTCTTGACGAATTGAAGACAATTTATCAAACAAAGGTATTTCTGTGCTCTCTGGGTTTTCGTTTATTATTTTATCATGAACAGTAGATGAACCTCGTAACAAGTCGCCAATGTTAATAACACGCGGTGTATCGACCTCAAATGGATACAATTCATTATCTATAATGAATAATTTGAACAAATCATGAAAATATTTACATTTACCATCAGATTGTAATTTCGTTTGAATCCATTTTCTATATTGTTGAGTATTCATTAACATTTGAAATGTGCTTCGAACCCAACATGAGGCTGCGGGTGAATCATCTGAAAAACCATATATGGGATTACCCTTTGCCCGTTGTATTGCTTGTGTATTGTATACTTCTATCGAGTTTTTTGTATTTTCGACATAGTGTTGAAGTGAATCGTCGGAAGAAGCATACATCTCTTTTGGTATTCCTGCCATCATCACCCTTATTCAGACAGAATGACTATACTAACTATATACTCATTCTATTTTTCTTCTCGTCAAACTTACGCTACGCCATGTAATTTCCCACCATTGGCGTTGCTGTTACTTCCCACCCCCACCCACCTTCGCGGGTTGTGACGACTCGAACGTGTCATCCTTGAACAGCTGATGATATTTCACCATCTCTAAATGGTCGGTTTCTTCCTTTTCCTTCTTTGCCTTTTCAAGTGTGTGTAATGCGTTACTTATTTCTAAATCCGACACCTTTTTCTCGGGTCCATGCTTCTCTTCCGTCATCGTATGAAGGTCTCTAAACTTCGACGGAATCATGCAATACTTGCTATCAACATTCATCAGATGATCAACGACAATACTGAAACAAGCAGTAATCACAAGAGCGTAATAAATACTGCGGGTGCCCATCCAGCTCACCGCAAACACAAGCACTTCTTTGCTCATGAGGTATTTAATCCACGACTCAGTCGAAGAGTTCAAGTCGAGATTGATATATCGCGACCCGATATTCAAGATAATCATGACGAAACCGGCGAAAAATGTGCTCGTATTCAGGTTATGGAAGAAGTTATGTGCGGCGGTCAATACTTTCGAGTTCATAATATTGTTTGCTGGAGATTGTAGTGTAAAGAAGTTGGTCTTTGTCGAAAATAGATCCGTAAATGATTTCAAAGTAATCGGAGGGATCAGTGGTGATGAAGCGATCGATCCGGGGGCTCCGCCTGCTTGAGGTTTTGGCGCAGCAGCAGCAGCAGCAGCAGCAGCAGAAGAAGGCATGGCGGCACCCGCACCCGCACCTGCTTTCATCGATACTTTTGGCGTTTTACTCCGTGACCCATGCTTATGTTTTGACATTATAATACTGTAACTATTAGTATTACAATAGATTATTTCCTACGCATATGCTTACGTGTCGTCGCTAGTTGAACCTTCCTCTGAACGCATTTTTCAGTTTGCGCATCCCTTGACGAGCACCTTTCTTAAACTTCTCGCGGATTTTGAACCCTTCACCAAGCGGATTATCGGGGTCTTCTTCGACACTCACCGGCGCCATGATAGGTTCTTGCGACCCCCATTTACTAAATATCTCTTTAAATATCGTTTTGATATATTTGACTTTTCTTTGAAACTCGGTCGCGGGCTTGCCTTCGTCGTTGCTGTCACTGTCACTGTCGCTGTTGTCGTCGTCGTCGCTGTCGTATGTGTCGCGCAGGTCATACCCGCTAGCCTTTCCGCGGTAGGCATTCGGGCCATCTTTCACATAAGGCCTATCCACTTTTTCGGTTGTATCTAGATGAGCTGCGCTTTGTTTATAGGAGGTTCCAGCACCAGACGCACCTACAAGCGTGCTCGGTGACTCGGCGGCCTTCTCGGCCTTCTTTTTCATGTCAAACTCATGCTCCTTCTGTTTTTCAATCCCGTCTTGGTATGCTCCAAATGCGGATGTCAATACAACGATCGTAGCCATTAATACTAAAATTGCTATAGTTCGCAGCTTCATTTTGGTGATTATTTTTTCCTGATATAATAGAGTTCGATATAATATTTATGAACCATGCGGTCGCCCACCAAAATAATAAGTAATCCCGTATAAATATCTCTTTTCATCGACACTATTATACGTATCATCATCGTGTGGTAATCTAAAAATATTTGCGTCACCGGTTATTATTACCGGCGGGGTGACGGTGATGACATCAATCCTATTAGGCGGAGGCGTTTTATCTAGTTTCGTTGCATAAATACCTTTGGTTTTATCACCGGTTCCTAATTCTGTCTCATACTTTATAATATCATAAGTTCGCTGAATAATCGCAAGATATCCGAGTATCATTCGTAGTTCTTGTATGATCGCTTCATCGACGCGAACCGTGTATAATAATGCTGCGTCATTCTTCGTTTGTTCGCGCATCATCGAGAGAATTTCATCGATACGTTTGCGATATCCGTGAACTTTACTATATACATTAAGATGCCGTTGTTTTAAAGAGTCGTTATTTTTATAACGTTCATCTGAATTTACGGATTGAAGGAGCTGGCTGTATGTGCTGTCACTTAGACTATCACCCGCGCTGCCGGAATTCAGCGGTTGAATATTTTTCATTTTGTCACTATTTTTATCACCCGCCATGAGAGATTTATATACGAATCCACCGTCTTTCGGTTTTACTATAGTATCGTCATCTTTATTCTTGTCGGATAATGATATTCGATTACTTCTATCCGCTGTAACATCCGAAACTGTATTAAATAATAGTCCAGTATCAAACCGAGCAAGACATCGCGTGATATCGATGATTCTATAATTGATCTCATTATACATGAGTATTTTCATATCACGAAAGTCGCCAACAACATATCTGTCACTATTTACCTGACGAAAAGCACCGACTTTACCATAGCTTCGATTGATCGGATTATACACGCAATCGATGAAATACACCGCGCGTTGGAATTCGTCACCACTAGTAGTGTTGGGGGTGCTTTTGTTGGCAAAATCATAGATACTCGTAATTTGTGCTTTGCGAGAGGACCCGATGAGTTCATTACTTCCAAACATCGTGATACCGCCGATTCCGCTACCAATCCCGCACTGCTTGCTTTTGAAGTATCTATCAGTAAAATCATTACTGTCTTCCTCTATGAATTTATTCGACCGTCGATGATCTTTTCCGGTGTCATCCCCTTGAATGATTTTGGGCATGCCGATCGAGAACCCTTCACGAGATAGTGAAACACCTTGCGTAAGATGGTTTTTATCAGAGATGCCGCTTGTTGCGGATGAAGATATAGCTGTATTGTCGGTCCATAATGACGACGCTATCGTCTTTTGTAATTCGCCAAAATCGCGGTTATTTTCAGTCATCCATCGAAAACATTCGAATGAAATTATCACGACGCATAACATCACAAACAACGTGTATTCGCGATACACGAATAAAGCGACTAGACCTATAATTAATATTATTTTTAGGATGGCATACATGATATCGCTATGAATCACATTATGATAAATCCATGATAGAATATACTGAATATAATACTGAATTTCCATCGAACCAGTCGATTCTTACTACTATTATGCTAGATATAAATATATATACGATACCGTGTTGTCTCGTGTATATAAGTATCACCGGGTCATTCGGTCATTCGGTCATTCGGTCATTCGGTCATTCGGTCATTCGGTCATTCGGTCATTCGCTTACTTCTTCTTCAGCTTATCGCTAATTTCCTTGACTAAGTCTTCCTGATTCTCGGCACCTTCCTTTGTGGTGGTTTCACCATTCTCACAGTTTTCGCCTTCACACTTCTTTTCGTCTTTCTTCATGTTCTCTTCGCCTTCGAGAACCTCTTCGGAAACAGCCATACCCTCAAAGCCATGGTAGCCTGACATCGAAGCGATCATCGCGACAAACACGACAGCCAACAAACCGGCAGCAGTATGTTTCAAAGAAAGAAACACGACGGCGGCAACAAAAATCAGCTTGCCGAGGGCATTATTATACAAAAACCCGAGAAGGTTGGGTTTAAGGACCATAATAACGATCACCACCAATAAAACACCTAAAGTGAGTTCCTTGTTCAATTTCACCATTTTCGTCTTATATACATAACAAATATATTTTTCGTATATAACTGGAACAATCTTCACCGAATTAAAATCTCATTTTTTTATAGGAGAACATGACATCTTTAGGTTTTTCGGAATATGCCGAAAGTAATAGTAGTAATAACGAACCAAAGAACAATATTCGTGGCAGAAATGTCGGCGGCGGCGGCACAGCAGGTCGCCAAAATCGCACGCTAAAGATTCCGCGAAACCAAGAGTTATTAAAAAATACGAATGAATCATTCGCCAATCCGCCGAACGAAATGGCCGCTGTCGCCGGAAAAAAGATAAAGCAAATCAAGGATTATATTGAGAATATTCACCGTAAAGGTGGAGAAGATAGTGAAGAAGATCCGGATGATGCTTCATCGATGCTTCCAGCGTATCCAGCGCAAGGAATGGGGATTTATGCGACGAACGTATCTCATTCGGGAATGATTCGAGGCGCAGAGACCGTATCTAGCAAAACATCGCCGCCCCAAGTAGTTCGCAAAACGACCCAAATGAATTCCCTAAATCCGTCATCTTCTTATTCTTCCACATTATTGGAAGGAATGGAACCCTCGAATGCGAATACAGCCGGAATAACCCCCTATTTCGAAAAACTTACAGGAATTTCTGGTGCTCCAAAGAAGGACGCTGCGACCCCTTCCTCGACAAATGTCTCAGGATTTAGCACAAATCCGAAAACGAGCACATATGCGAGTCAATACTATGAACAATTTGTGCCGTATGCTGAATCTCTCGCAAATCAGCTCGCCGGTGGTGGTGGCGGCAACGGAAATACCGCGAACATGTCAGGAACAAATGCCGCGCTCATCGAAAAACTAAATTATATTATTCATATGCTTGAAGAGAAGAAAGATGAGAAGACTGGTCATGTGATCGAAGAACTTGTTCTGTATTGCTTTTTAGGCATATTCATTATATTCATAGTAGATACATTTACACACGCTACTGTTGGTGGTGGTGGTGGTCCCGGAACAAGGAGTGGCGGTATGTTTGGAGGTCGTCGAGCATCCACACTATATTATCGAAGATAAACCAACCCGCGACAAATACCTTATACCATGAAAATATCTTTACACACCGTCTCCTCGTGTATAATGGCATTATATAGTATGTAATACCATTTCTCCTGTGCTAATAATGGCCATGATATCGGTTCTGATGTCACCAACGCGTCGATAACCCGATAGTTATGCGCAATCGTATCGATAATCACTGCACCATAATCACTTGCGGAAAATTCAATACCGCAACAATGTCGAAACCCTCTGAGAAAATAAGAGGGGTCGCATCGTGATTTATCTTGAATCGATGAAATCAATCGTAGCGCTGTATTTCCGGTCGAGAACGACGACGACGTGTTAAGTTCATTCGGTTGTGTCTGTTTAGGTGAAACCGCGATACGTTTTCCAAACGCGTCATATTTTGGCGGAATAACCGGCGGTAGATACTTCACGAGAGCTGTAGATGTAATTGATATGTAATTGTGAAGATCTGTGATTCGATTCCCTTTTGTTCGTTTTTTCTTACTAGAGGCGGACTTTACGAATGTATCTCTCGATATATGTTGATTCATAATCTTGTGAGGCATCGCAGATCGTGTAAATATATATACCGCGATCACGCAAACTTCATTCAATAATAACATGTAGATACGATACAATTTATGTTCAACGAGAGATTGAAGTTGCGTCAACTCGTTCAGGATACAACAACGAAAATCTCTCGTGTGTTCATTTACAAAAGCATAAAAAAGCGCAAAATTCGCAGACGACACAGGAACAATAGTGATTCCTTTGTCGATGATGGACAAACGGGGCGGCCGTCGCGTCGGTGGTGGCGTAAATACATACGAATACACTGTCGAAAACGGAATTACAAACCATGGAATTTCGCTGTAACGGTATAATGTTTGTTCGCCCGCAATCTCTCGTGACTTCTGAATATATTCAGTTGTTTCAAGGAGTTCGAGAGATTCGCGTTCTGTCATTGTGTATTTATTCCACGCAAGATACTCCGACATATAAATCGCGACATTCTTATATGACGATGTAGAAATCGACGAATTGAAAGAGATCATGATACGGGGTGTTAGCACTGATACTCCTTTTATGCGGTCGTTATCCATATCCATATCCATATCCATAAAAACGCCGATAAATGCCGAGAGACCGAATGTATCTTGCGATAGAAGAATGCGAAGCGTATCGCTGGAATCGCATGCGATGAGACCCGCATTTTTTGACGCTTGTTGTTGTAACATCCGAGAGATTCTCTCAAACGGTGGGGGCGTTTCTTCATCGTTACCGCGATACACTCGAACAGTATCATGACTTACATGATGTAAAAATGGATACACTACCGCGTTATAACATCGTGTGCCGAGAGATAATGGGTTCATAATAGTCGTTCGTGGTCGCCCGCCTCCGTCGCCACCGCCGGTGATCCATCGACGAATCGTAAATCGAAACGTGAGCGGTTGTTCATACCAATATAAGTATTTAAATTTCAATACACAAACACACAGGACGATACTGACGACAAAAAAAACAATAATATAATGAAAGAAAAACGGTGGGATAGCGCTCGCCGAGACTTCCGTGACGTGATTCATTATATTACAAGGATAAAAATGATCTACGCGATCTACGCGACCTTCTTTAATATATAAAGATACTGATATTCGTTAAGAACGTGAATCAAATCGACCTGTCCTGTTACTGTAAATCCGACCTCTTTTGCGATTTCCAACATCTCTCGATTCGTTGGCATATAATATGTGTGAATATTCTCTCGAACCTTGCCAGTTTTATCGTCGGTGATCTTCTCGACGAATTTCCCGATATTCTTCTCACCGGTGTTTCGTTTTTCGCTTCCTTTTGCGGCGGCGGCGGCATTCTTGGTTGGCGGTGGTGGCGTAAAGTCCGATTTGTATTGAAAACTGCGAAACTTTACGATAGAATTCGTGATGCGTTCCTTTGCGTAACTTTGAGGCGAGACGATGAACAAAGGTTTTCCACCAGGAACAATCGGGTCGAAATGATTACGATCGACGAGGTGGATAATCAGGTAACCTTCCGGTTTCAACCACTGATAACAATTGCGAAAGAATGCGCGCTTGTCTTTCACGTAATAGACCGTAAAGTAAAAACATGTAAGCACATTAAACTCTTCTTCACTAAATAGCATCGGCTTCATAAAATCTCCCTTTATGAAATTACACGATGGATATAAATCTCTCGCAGTCTGAAGCATCGCCTCAGATTTATCGCAACCTACGACATTTATGACACCCTTCTTTTTCAACTCATGAACATGATGTCCCGGACCACACCCGATATCACACACTTTAAAATTCTTCTTGTCGGCGTCCGACCCATTAAGCGCCCCCGTAATATGAATGATTTCATCGGCTTCGGCCTCGATTTTATTCGGTTGAATGAAGAGCTCGTCATAAATATCCGCATAAAAACTATCAAATATTGTATCGTTTTCATATACCTTGTATTTCTCTCGTTGCTCAAATCCTTCGACATGAAATGAAAGGTCGCGCTTAATGAAACAGAAAATCATAAGTAAAATAAACAGGAATGTTAATATTTCCCATCGTGTGATCGAACGAATATAATCCGAAAATGATCTATAAAATGAAGTCATATCTACTAGTATTTCGTTACAAAATATATTATCGTTATTCTCGCGTGAAAAAAAACGGTTGTCATACTAATACGATCATACGCGTGTCTCTTGACGTCTTTCGATAAATGTCCGATCCAAATGAAATAAATGATATACGTAGCGAATCAGACTTTCGCGGAATTACATTCTCGTCATACAAAAAAACGGATGTGCGCAAAGAATTACTGAATAGTCTATCCACATCTAAAATCGAACCAGCCTGTTATTGGAGCGCGGAACTTGTATGTTCTGGTCACTATCTTGAATTATGGGATATTATTATTACGTTTATGAGTAAATATATTCATTTAGCGAATCCTAAACTACCTCTTTATATTGAAATGCGGTATGAGAGTTTTAAGTCGATTATATCCAATGGATATGCTGGAAATGAACTCCGCCTACGAAATCATTCCAAGATGCGGTCGCTTTTTGCGGAAATCGTATGTGTTCTCGTGAATTCGAAACGGCAACATAAATACGATAGTGTGAAAATAAAGAAAAAGGAGGAATACGATATCGCCACGATGTCGCAGCGTCTGAAAGCGCCGCGGGTAGATTATGCGCAGGAGTTTTTTCGAGAGAGAGACCCGAAAGAGATATTCATCGCGATGAATGAATTCGCCTATCATATCTCTCGTGACTCCAAAAATACACTCCTAGCATGTTATTGGGTAGAATGGATTGTCGAGTTTGAAACGATTTGTAAGGCGAAGAAAGAAACGTGTCGTTGTGAGAGACGGTCGCATATACCTGTCGATGATAAGCTTCAGTTTGACCCGATTTGGATGATATGGGATATGATTCTTGCCCGAAGTGCTGACGCGGAAGAACATTCACCACTCACACAGAAGATCATAAGTAGCCTTTTACGATTATATTGTATTCGGTTTACACCAGGTGTTCGCAAAAAACGGCGCTATCTCATTTATTTTGCAATATCTCTTTTAACAAGCGAATATGATAGTAAAATTGAGATGATACATGATCGTCTGGTAATTGAAACCGCTGTGGCGAATATCAACTCAGTCTATAAACAGATCAAACAACACGAAATTAGTCCCGATACTGACTATTTATTCTCGTCCGCTGGTTATGCTGGTGATAAAAATGGAGATTTAGAACGCACAATCAAGCGTTTGGAGGCGTTGAACTCGATGAACACTATCGTGCGAAAAAAGGACGACAATTCGTCGCAACAATCTAACTCTCCTAAAAAATATAGTCCATACGAGTAGTATTTTATGTCTATATCTACTATATCTAGAGTATATATAGACAGAATGTCACTTCCAACGTTTAAATTTACGAAAATTGGCGAACCTACCAATAATGAACGCGTGAATAGCGGCTTGTCTGCTGCTTATAAGATGTCAAAATCTGGATTAACTAGTATAAAAGAAAAGGCACAAGAAACATTTCGAGAGATGAAGATGCCCGAAATATCTCTCGAGACATCCGATTCAAATACCAGTTTCGCATCCGACAATGAAGGGTTCTTTTCAATTTTGACATTCATAAAGATGTTGATTGTTGCCGTGATCATCTGGTTTATGTGGAGTAGTTTGTCGACGAATGGCGATTTTCATTTAGGAATGGGTGAAATAGGAGATAAGATAAAGACATTTTTCAAAACGATGGAAGAGAAAGGACGCGAAATCGTCTCTCGAACAACCAATATCGAACTTCCGGTAAGTAGCGAAAGCGACAGCGACAACGACAGCGACAACGACAGCGACAGCGACGACGCCAACGCAAACGCCGATGATGGACCCGCCTCTGTAAAACAACAAGGAAAGAAGAACGTGAAATCTATTTCGAAAACACACCGCCCACCTGTGCCACCCGACGCAACAAACAGCAGCGATAAAAAACCAGGGTTTAATGCTACCGCAGATGCCGAAAAATATACATTTTTAGATAAAGCCGTTCGTAATTATTCTGGACCTTCACCACGCGCGGATGATAGCACGAGTGTTACTCAAAAACACCAAAGTGGTAAAGGTGGTTACTGTTATATTGGCGAAGACCGTGGTTTTCGTAGTTGTCTCCAAGTAGAAGCAAGTGATAAATGTATGTCAGGAGAAGTCTATTCTCGACATGATATTTGTATCGACCCCACTTTGAGAGAATAATGGCATGATCGTTATAATGATACATACTTTATCTCTGGAATATACGTATAAGGTTCGCTTATTTGTGTTTGGCCGTCCTGATATATTAGACTAATTGTTACAGTATATTGTGTTCCAACAATAATAATTTCAGATCCAGAGAAAATAGACGGAACACGAATCTTATGTTCGCCGGAACCCGATATAGGTTGGTTGTCACTATTTTGTTTCACTTCATAAGGAGAATTCAAACCATTTACTCTTACCTTAATTATTGGATTTGAAACTTGCCATTGGGTGTTGATTGAAAACGTCATCTCTGCGTAAGATAATCCTGATGGCGTATAATACCCTTCAACATTGATTATTAACGCTTTTGCGGAAGTAGGATATACCGTTAAAAATATACGAGCACTTTCATTACTTGTTAGATAGCCATTATAAGATTCCATTACAATAGAATAGGATCCGTCGATTATATAATTGTTATTCAATATACCGATATCTGCGCTATAAGTTGTTCGTGTATCTGTAGAACTTATGTTATATGGATAGGTAAGTCCAGAACCAAGTGATGATGGTGGTGTAATCGTGATATTATAGTATTTTATTGCTGTTCCGCCTGTATCAGGTTTGTTCCATGTAATATTAATATAATTACGTGACATATCTGTAATTGTAGGCGGCAATAAACCATATTTAGATGTAATCGTTATATTTGTAGGAATACCTGGTTTCATTAGTGTTCTTGCTGTAATAATCGCGGATTCAGGACCAATACCTACACTATTGATCGGTTCTATTTTGATTTGATACTTGCTTTCGTTAAATAAGTTGCGTAACACATAACGACGAGATTGACTGTCTGCGCTTGTAATGATAACATTCGTTGTAGTCAAGGTTTCTTTTATCCATGTTGTATCCGGCACTTTTCTATAATACAAATTATACATAGTAACGGGAGGTCCATTATACGCCGAAATAGTTCCGACCGCGTTTGCCGCGCCACTTGCACTTGTGCCAGCCGCACCACCACTAGTTCCAGTATTTACAGGGTCGGTCCATTTCAAGTCTACCATCAAATTTTGTCGTTCGTCCGCGGTATTTGTAAAGCCGAAGTCATTAATAATTGACGGAACTGATGATGTTTTTACCGTGATTGTGGCGGGAACACTCGATAAGCCGCGTTCATTTCCTGAAAAAACTGACAAATAATAGACCGTATTATCTAATATTTCAACAGACCCAGGTATTCTTTGAAAAACAACCGAATTTCCGTTAATTTCCCCGCTTATCGGGTTAAATGTTGGGACAACACCTGGAGGAGGCTTGTATGGAAATACACTTGTATAAGGCGCCCATGTTTTATTATTCGTAGAATATGTAATGACGTAACCGGTGATTGGAAAACCGCCATTTGAATCAGGTGCGTCCCATGTCAGCGTAATACGTTTATTCACATTATCATAATTACTAATACGTAAATTTGTTGGTTCGGTTAAAATTGTGGTTGGTATATTCAACGTCAATTGAAGACCGGCTTCGTATTGATAAGTGCGCTTGTAATTGTATAAATTGATGGACGGATCGTAACATAGTAACCGTTCTCGACCGGGAACACCACAGGCAGTTGTAAGTCCGCATAAGATTCGACTATTTCCACCGGCTGAATTTGGAGGACAAATCAACGCAAACGGATTCGCCGAGTCCGTCGTATATCTCGACGAATTTCCGATATTCCGCATGAGTTCACCACGGGCAGCTTTTGCGTATTTTTGCGTTTTTGTGAGACCACCCACGTTTTTGTTGTATTTCAATATTTCCGCTTTTCGGCGCATATCATACACTTCGTCGACTTCACTTACCGTAAGTGGCTGACCAGTTATACTATTCACCATATTAGAAGATCGACATTCTGGCTTGAACCGTGTCCAAAATTGGCGATTGTATGGATTTGTGTAAAAGAGATTAGTATTACAATTGATAATAGCCGGCGTTATTTCGAACACATTTACGTTGAATGTTGCGATCTTCTGGTTGAAATTGACGGTCGCGGCTTGGGTTACTGTCACCGTAGACGTTCCTGATCCATACATGTATGCCGTGTATACAGCGCTAGCACTGGTTCCGCTTACACGTATTTTTAATAGATTGTCATTCGATGAACTGAATGTGATGATTCCGCTGGGTTCTTTATTATTGGATTCTGGTGGAGTCAATACAAACGAACCTTCAGATGTCATTTTATTTAAATCGGGTAGTTTATAGATGGTTGCTGTATCCTCGCTATTGATCTCAGGTATTTGATTCGCGAACGTTGGTGTCGATTTTTTAATGATAATATTTATTGTATTTGTATAACCGGCCATATCACCTATTCGCTGATTCGACCTTTTATAAACCGGCGTTTCTTCTTGAAGGAATTTAATGGGTATTGGATTCAGTTGTGTCGGGGTTGTCTGAGTGCTTTTTTTGAAAGTGATGCGATTTCCAGAGATTTGTAAGAACTCACTACTTAGAGTGAATGTCCGTGGTAATGAGACACTTAAATAATACTGAACGTCGCCATAATCAGGCGCGCCGGTTTGTATGTTTTCACGGGTCGTTCTTGCGAAGTCAGGAAAATTCAAATCGATACTACCATCAAGCCATTCACGCACGATATTTCCGTTACTATCGGGTATTGAATTGGCTTTACTTCGACCGACCCCCGTAAACGGAGTATTCAAACTAATATCTGTTTCACCTTTTGTAATGGTAAGCGGAACTAAAATACTTTTTTCAAGAAATACGTCTACGTCGTTGACTGTTTTTTTGGCCTGTTTCATTTCCATGCGTATGGTCGTCGAGGATTGGTCATATCGAAATCCACCAGAATTATCATAGACTCCATTAATGAGTAGAGCGTTACGATAAGGAAGACGGATATTTTCTCCGCCAGGATTTTTATATAATCCATTTGGATTTGGCGTATTTGCTGGACTGCCAGATGGCTGTGGAATTACATAATAGTCCCTGTCCAAACGTTCAACAGATATAGCATAATTATTTGTTGGAAATGAAAATAGAATAGGTGTATCAGCGTAATTATTACTGGAAGTTATATTAATAAGTGGTATGAATCCGATAAGAGTGTTTCTTTTTTCAATAATAGAAGCGGGAATATCTGTATCTCGTGGACCAACACCAGGTAATGTGCTCGGATATGTGAATGTCCCCGGTAAAAGTTTAAATGTAGTCGTATAGTTTAAGGAATAGACATTATACCGATGATTATATTCTCCTATAAAATAGACATCACCGGTTGGCGTATCTTGTTGTAATGATGGCGTCCATGTTGGAACAACTGCCGACATATTATATTTTTTTACACCAGTATTGCTGATATGTCAATGTAAAAAAATATTATCGCATATACCAATTGTTTGATAAGTAAGAGCCTACATTCTTGGTAGATTCTGACCCTCCTGACGAGGCGATCATCTTCATATTTGGACCTTCGTCTACGATGCTCTTGATTTTACTCGAACCTATCGAATAATTAAAATACTGTATGGTTGATATATAACCACTAAACCTATTGACTGCCTTGTTTTCACCGATGTTTACCTTTCCGTAATTTTGTAATGGAATACCTGCGGTCTTACGACGCTGAGAAAGACGCCCATTAATATATAAATCGATGACGTTGTTTGTTACACGAATGACCGCATTCACCCATTTCTTCATCGGAATATCAGTTGCGACGAGCTGTTCATTCAGATTTTTCTTTTTATCGGCTTCGTTGTCCTTCTTACCATTTACATCTACGAGCGCAAGTAAAGATACATTTACACCTCTATCGGTGCGGTCAGGGTTTGTATCAGAAACGGATTTGGTAAAACGAATGTAGAGTCCTGGCGCGTTATTCGGGTAGTATATTCCATCAGATCCTTTTGTTCCTTCACCACCTTTGCTAAAGATTCTGGAATATATATCCTCTTTAAGTGGAACTTGATTAATATAAAACCACGCGGACCATGTATATTCTAAACCACCGTCTTCGTTCATCGATCGTGATATAAAGACAGAGTCTTCTTTGGAGGGGTCTTGTGAAACAGTGATCGCTATATCCTCCGTATTTGCGGTTCCATCAAGAACAAATGGCGACATCGATGGAAGCAGTAAATACGATAAACCGATAATGGACAATTTTACAGCCACTGAAAATATAATAAAGACCATTAAAATAAATGCGAATTTTGCTACAAGACTATTCGACTCCATGAATTCACGTAACCCAAAACCTCCGCCACTACTTCCGCTGCTTATACCTCCACTCGATGATAATCCAGCATCACTTGGATTCGAAAAGCTAGATGTTAATCCTTTTAAAAATCCACCGCCGCCACTATCGCCGTTGGTTTCACTCATTATTATATATTTCTTACTAATATAATCGAATAAAAAAACAATCTATACAAATCATTAGATTGTGTTTTTATAATCAAGTCTGAAATAGAGACAAGAACGTGACTTATGTCATCCTCCTAATAAATGAATTAGGTGCTTACACTTGCCTGTTCCTGATTATCCACGATGAAGCTTAACTTCACCTTATATTTATTGAGAAGGTCGCTCCATGGACTTCCACCAAAACCTTGAGAATAAATATCCCATGCTTCTTGCGGTGCGATCGGTGCCGCTTTAAGTTTCACATTCGTAATAAAACCGACATCTGCCGAAGTAACAGCGGCGGCATCATCGCCTAAAACAATACTTTGGGTTTCCTGAAGACGTGAACCTTGATTTACAACACATGATTTTACTAACTTGCCATCGACATATACATCCATCGCTGAGCCGTTGAAACTAATAATAAGATTCACCCATTTTTGAAGTGGAAACTCGGCGATTTCACAGTCATATTGCGCGTCACTCGTGCCGGACCTTGGGAAGATCTGTATTGTATTCGTGTTTGCCTTGAACTGCGCTTTAAACATGGTGGAAGCCACGTCACCCGTTCCACCTGTATGAAAACTGACGATATTCGCGCCATTCACCCACTTCTTAATGTAAAACCAAATCGATATTGCGCTATTCGCCTTAAAACTACTTGGAAGATTCGATCCTTGAAGTGTCGTTTTATTCCCCCATTTCTGCATCGAACCTAAAGTGGTATATGTTGTTGTCAAAGCTTTAAAAATCACATATAACAACAAGAGAATAATAACAATCGCTAGAACTAATTTTGAATTCATATTCTTCGTATAATTATTGTATATATTTATAATTATTAGATATATTATTTACTTCGAATATACGGTTGTTGTTCCAACTTCGCCGACTTCATCTTCAATCGTCTTCATTCCGATCATAGGCGGATTTTGCGATTTCAGCATCGTATATGTCCAACGCATTTGTTCCTTTGTAAGTGGAATTTTATGAAATGCTAAATTACATATGGTGCCATTCAAACCCTTATTGTCGTTTGTATCACCGACAGTAATCGGTTTCATAGTGATATCTGGCATGATAAAATCACTACGAACCAATAGTTTATTATTCATGAAAAAGTCCATCGTTTTTCCATTATAATTCACGACGAAGTAATTCCATTTTTGAAGGGGGATCGATACATCGAGTTCATCGTCATTATCCACCAACATGCGAATTTGGTCAATTTTTTCCTTTGATTTCCCAGCAATAATCGTATTGTAATTTGTTTTTGAGTTGTAAATCAGAGTGCGCGTCGATTTTGGTCCACCTGACATATCAAGAGTATTACACCACAATTTCAATTCAGTCGTAGATTTATTATAAGTCATTATTGGAACACCACCGAAATCGAATATCTCTAAATCCTTATTTGATGAAGCTACCGCATTATTCAAGAAGAACCACCCCGAAATAGAATAATTGTAACGCTTTTTTTCTTCAACTGGACAGTTGGCGGCTTTATCTTCCGGTGATCGGTCAATACCTGTATTATGGTAAATGAAAATTTGCGGGCTCTGTGTATTCAAATTGGTATCATACTTCTGTTTCAACGATACAGGAGCGTGTACGATTTGAGACGCGGATGCCCCAATATAGTTCAACAAGTAAGGTCCGCCATATAATATCGCAATCAGAAGTAACTCGATTGCGACGATAATCCAGATAGGTCGTGTAGTATCACCCATGATTGATTGTGATGATTGAATCATGTCCAAGAATAAACAAGGAATGAAAATAATGCCTAACCACAATAACTTCAGCAATTTCAACCCGATCGCAGATTTTGTAAGATGAAATATGAACATCGCCAAAATAAGCACAACCATTACACTGTGTTGTTTATAATAGGCAAGTGCGCACAATACAATAAAAAATACGGTATTGATGATAAAGCGGACGTTGCTGAATAAATCCGCCACGGAGGGTTTGTCGGTTCCTCCGATCGTTTTTCCCGGATTTAATGTGTCGATAAATTCTAGGCCATAATGAAAAAAGAGGATGGCGATACCTAAAACGGTCATTCCAGTAACCGACATACGATTTTTATCATCTTTGTCGCGATCATAAATCCATACAATCACCATTAAGATCACATATACAATATGGGTAGCACCAAACGCAAGTTGGCGAAGCGGTTTTTGTTCGTCTTCTGTTTTCATGTCATCAAACAAATAATTTTCGGGCGTTTTGTTATTGTTGGCGGTCTTGAATTTCTCTCGAAGCATAGCGACACCTCCGGCGATACCGACAATCGCAAGAAGAACATAGATTACTTGTGCTGTAGGCGATTTCAGATTCGCCATGATACCGCCAGATGCGACTGTCTCTGCACCATCACCTTTATTCACGAACTCGGCGTCAATCTTATAGACATAATAGACGATCGCAAGGATGAGAATCACGAATGATATTGTCAGTAATAGAACTTTGATAAGCTGTCCAATTGCGCTGACTTTTGTTTCGTTGTTTCCGGTGGGTTCAGATGTGGTAGTGGAACCGGCGGGGGTGGAGGCTTCGGAAGCAGCGGCAGCAATAGCAGCATCAGTAGCTTGTTTATGAACCGATGTTACACTCGCAGGTGTTGGTGGTGTATTGTCCGTAGGAAACATACGAAGATCGATATCATCCGCTTTCCATTGCCAGAATTTTAATTTGCCAAGTTCTTCATCACGTTTATCCGCAAAATCTTTAATACCCGTCAAAGACCCGATACCATAAATAATCGCACGGAATAATACGATAATCAACCACGGAACTAAATATATGGTTGTAAGTAGCAAACGCACGCCTTTTTTCAGAAAATTTTCGTTTTTAAAGTCGTCATGTATGCCTGCCCACATGTGATATCCAGTAGGCATCGCACATATCGCTAGAAGAATAACAAACGCGATCGCCCAACCCCAGTTTTCAGGGACAACCGGTAAGCTTGCGCCTGTTCTTGATTCTTGTGATGGCTTGTCCACACGTAAATAATGCCACCACCATGAGAGACCACCACCAACTAATATCAAAAATAATACAATAGAACCGATTATGCCTTTATTTACACTTCCTGATGTATCGTCGTTTTTGTTGAATTGCCACACTTGAATCGACTCGGCGAATTTCAGTATTGAATCAAGGCCACCTACATTCATTTCCTTCACCATCGGAAGCAATAAAATCGCGCATAACAAAAGACCGACAATAATAACAATAAAAAATGTGTCGATCAGTTCTTTCACACGTGAAAACATGTCACCGGTGAATTTACTTGCGATCCAATCACTTGTTTTTGGTGAAGTCGTCACATTCGTAAAAAGAACGGAGACCCACATCACGAGTAAGATAACCGACAAAAATGGAATCATCGAAAACCATTTGGCAAAACGAATAAAGAGACTGCTTTTATCGGAATGGTCTGTCAATACTTTATCCCAATCATTTGATGTCATTTTATCTTTTCTGATTTTCTCTAGAATATCTTTATCGGTAAGTGTTTTGGCGACGCTACCACAATCAGGGTTGGTTGTGTATATCAGCGCGTCCTTCCACCAATCTTTGAATGAATCGGGTATATTCCCACAGTCTGCCAGTTTTAACCGAACATTATAACACATAAGAATAAATACAGAGATGATTACGGATAATATTGAAACAACACTTAACATCGCGTTCATCGGTTCAAATGTTTTCTTTTTATCTTCATCAAGACGGGATTGTATTGCGGCTTTAATTACTTCTTCATTTACTGCGTTATTCGGGTCTTTTTTCTGTAATTCTTTGATGACTTCTTGACGAAGTTGTTGATAATATCCACTATTTGCGAATTCGTTGTTCGGGTTATTCTCTTTATTTAAAACGTCGGTTGCGGACGGTTCTTTGAGATTATATGCCGCGAATATACTCGGAAAAACAATATACCCGATGACGACTAGAATAACGAGTATGATAGGTATTAGAAATTTATGCGTAGTAATTTGCGAGCTTTGTCCTAATGTCGTAAAAATTAGACCGATAAGAGCAATAAACCATACGATACCGTGAACTAGAAATGCCTTTTGGCCATATTCAGTTAAATCCTGAACTCCAGCAATACCAGGACTTTTTTGACTCGTGGCTAAGAATATACTCGCAGGTATTCCTATGACTAACACGAACGCGATTATTGCTGCGATTTTACCAATTTGATTTAAACCATTTGAATTTGTATTTCTCCAAATAAAATAACCAACTGCCAAAAAGAAAGCGATCTGGAAAAATAAACCGAAACCTAGTATTAAATCTGCGGTTGTTTTTGAGAAACTTTCCTTGCCTTCTTTACTCGATAATGGATCATCGTTGACCTTATCCATCGTTTGTTGGATTTCATTTCCACGAACAATCATCGGCACACCAACGAGAATCGATATAATGATATAATGAATCCATTCACTTAATGGTAGATTTTGCCCGAATCTTTTATATAACGCGATTATAATGCCACCAATCAATAAAATAGAACCAAACCCTATCATGCTTCGTGTAATGTCAACGTTACTTACCCTTTCTGATGCTTGAATACTACCAAACCCCATACCTAATCCGAGAATAAATAGGCAAACTGGTAATATAATCCGAATACCGATGTTAGACAGAGAATTAGATATACTAAAAATGGCATCAGGTGGTGACGGGAGAATCGTCTCATCGGAACCTTTCATGTCAATAAACTTATTCGGAGAAATAGAATGAATATACAGCACGTAAAGAAATGTAAGAATAAGCGATACAAATATTGGCCAATTTCCTTTTGAAGTCATCAATTCCGACGAAACAAATCCAATTAATACTATAATCACGATCACGATGATAGGTAGATAATTCAGTATTTTTTTAATATGGAACGATTCTTCGATCGAAGATATGGCATTTGTTTCCTTTTTTCCTTCTTCGGTCTCTGGATTTAAAATAGAGCTTGATGCCGTTGGTATTGGTGTTCCTGACATTCTGTTATTATATATTATAATGATAACAACACCCGTTATAATTATAAGATATAATAATGTCGGCCTGACTACGACACGTAAATCTATAAAAATGACATCGCGGTCTTTTTCCCGTGACAATCCCGACATAAAGCGACTAAATTATCGATGTGGTTAGAACCACCATGCTCTAAAGCGATGACATGATCTACTTCGAACCAAGCGGGAAGCTGCCGCTGACAATCGCCGCATTTCCAACCTTGTTGTGCGGCGACATACTTTTTCTTGGTTTCGCTTACGCTGCGCTTGCTAGACCCCTTGCCGGAGTTGAGCAACCGTCTCTCAGCGGGGGTGGCTCCTCCCAATGACGGTGGTGCGATTGATTGCGCGGTTCTTGCGCCGGGGGTTCCGCCCCCCCACGACGGTGATGCGATGGGTTGTACGGTTCTTGCGCCGGGGGTTCCGCCCCCCCACGACGGTGATGCGATTGATTGCGCGGTTCTTGCGCCTATCGCACTATTCATCGCTCCACCGTCGTGGGGGGGCGGAACCCCCGTCATATCAAAAAACGGCGTGATCATATCCGCAGTTCCTTTACTTATCGGCATATACTTAATGATATCGTTGGCATGAAACAACAATTGCCTAGAGTTTTCCGGATTGCGGCGTAAAAACATGAAGAGCGATAGACCGATGAACCCGAATGTCGCCATCTTAATCCACTTCTGATTGCTTTGGAACATCTTTAACGGTTGGCCATCATAGTATGTGTTGACGATAAGAACCGCCGTAATAATAAATACGATGTATTCGGTTTTTACCATGTCTGCTGCGGATGGTTTGACGTTGGTTGGTTGGTAAGTTATATATAGTCTCGAATATTTCGCTACCGATTATGATAGTAATATGCCGCATACCCCAATCCCGCCAGCAATAACAAATACACGAGCTTCTCTCGATATTTCAGTTCTTCCAAGATTTGGACAGACCGCGGTCGATAGTGTAAATAATATCTCTCGAGAGCATCATGTAAGCTCACTTCATCCTTCATCAATAGAACATTATATCGATTATGTATGAAATGAACCCAACGAATAAATGAATCGCGGCTGTCTAAATATGGCGTGACCGGATATTTACCTAGCATTCGGTCAAATTCAGACGACATTTCTGGATCAGGTATCAACATCGAAAAGTTTTGGATGAAGTCGTAATACTTTTTACGCGTGACATCATTCACATGATCCGGGTAATTTACTGCGGCCGTCATTAAAAGGAACCAGTAATGTGGCCCCCATACTTTCGCGTCGAGCTTGATCATCGATTGCTTATAATGAAACGACATAAAAACAACCATAGAACTACGATAAGCGAATTGTAAAGAATGGAAGAAAATTGTGCCACTGAAGAAGAAACGACGGAAACATCGAAGGTAAACAATCCTAAATCAGCGTTATCGTATCTTGAAATCACCCAATTACGAAATCAACGAACGAAACATTCGACAACGGGAGGTGCAGGCGCAACGTGTAATCATACGTCACCATCGATAAACAACGGCGAAACAAACAAGTATTTCTGTAATAATTGTAACCGGACAAATCATGTATATAATAATTGTCGCGCACCGATTACAAGTATAGGCGTGATTGCGTTTCGTTGTGGTGAAACGGGGCCAGAGTTTCTTATGATACGTCGCCGAGATTCATTTGGATTTGTTGATTTTGTTCGAGGGAAATATTCTTTGAATGACGAAGCATATATACAACGTATCATCGACGAGATGACCGTGACTGAAAAAGCGAATTTATTGCGACTAACCTTCGAACAGTTATGGCGATTATTATGGGGTGAATATACGCGAGGTAGTCAGTATAAAAATGAAGAGCATATTTCGTTTGAAAAATATCGGCAAGTTCTTGGCGGAATACGCACAAAAGACGGACGTGTAAAGACGCTTCACCAGTTTATTGACGATTCAACGACACGTTGGACCGAAACTGAATGGGGTTTTCCAAAAGGCCGGCGAAATTATAACGAAAAGGATCTACCATGTGCTTTACGTGAATGCCTAGAAGAGACAGGTTATGATATTGAAACCGATAATGTTATTCAGAATATTGCTCCATTTGAAGAAATATTTATGGGTTCAGACATGAAATGTTATAAACAGAAGTATTTTCTTGCGATGGTGGATTTAGTTAAGAAACCGAAAAAGGCACATGACATTATGGAGGTTGGTCTCATGAAATGGATGTCATTCAGCGAATGTATTCAAACGATACGACCTTACAATTTAGAAAAAATCGGGATTGTTCGTAAAATCAATAACATATTATCCCGCTACCAGATTTTTTGAATCCTTTTTATTTTGCCTATGTATATAAAGGGTCCAATCATAATATAAAATAATAGATACGATACATAAGAGGGATAGCTACCTATGGCCGACGAACAAGAAAATAAACCTATAGAAGTTACAATACAGCCGTCGGGGGGACCGTCCGTTGCTTCGGTTGCCGCGGCTGCGCTTGCGGTGATGCCAGAAAATGCGTCGTCGATTGCGGGAACTAAAAAACCGCGCAAGGTACCACGTGAAAAACCCAAAGCCGCCGTCTCCGCCGCAGTAAAGACAGACCGTTCCGATCCGAAAACAACATTCGCGACAATGAAGCGCGAACTTGAAGAAGGACGTAAACGCCTCAAACCAGAAGATATCGATAATCCATTTAGTAAGGAGTTCAACAAACTTCTTTTAAAAAAAGAATTACTTGAACGAGAGATGATAATCCATGATATTGGTATTTTGCCGGATGACGGCGATGGCGAGGATGACGGTGACGGTCACGGTGACGGTCACGGTGAAGGAGCACGGATCGCAGCTGCTGCCACAAATGGTCTTTACCCAACCCTAAACGATCCGAACTTTAATACTAAAATCGCCTTACGCAAAGAGTTTTTCGATACAAAGATGGACGTAGATAACGCGAAGAATGTAGAGAAAGAGGCAGATATTCTATGTAATGCGCAGATTGAATTGGCGCCCAATCAGCAATTTGTTCGTAATTTTCTCTCGGTGGAGACACCGTATAATAGTTTGCTTTTATATCATGGATTGGGCACAGGAAAAACATGTTCTGCGATTAGTGTTGCCGAAGAGATGCGTGATTATATGAAACAAATGGGAATTACGCAACAAATTATGGTGATTGCGTCACCAAATGTTCAGGAAAATTTCCGGCTTCAGCTCTTTGATGAACGCGAACTCCGAGAGATTGAGCCGGGTGTATGGAATATTCGAGCGTGCACAGGAAATAAATTCATCAAGGAAATCAACCCGATGAATATGAAAGGGCTGACGCGCGAGAAAATCATTAAACAGATACGACGGCTTATTTCATCGCACTATTTGTTTTTTGGTTATAACGAGTTCGCGAATTATGTGCGCACACATGCGTCAAGTATAGGAATTTCGCAAGATGATGCCGTCATACAGGAAGTTCGTCGTAAAGCGCCTGCTGGCGCAAGTGTCGGCGTCGGCAAAAAAGGGCGTAAGTCGGCTGCTGATGTTGCAAAGGCGGCCGAAATGGAGACACTTGCGATTGAAACACTATCTGTAGCAAAGTTGCGTAAATTATTCGCAAATACACTGATTATTATCGATGAAGTTCATAATATTCGTATTACAGACGATAACCGAGATAAACGCGTGGCGAAGATATTGTTCCAGATAGTCCAGAAGGTGAATAATGTGCGATTGCTTCTTCTCTCGGGAACACCAATGTATAACAGTTATAAAGAAATTGTATGGCTGATTAATCTTATGAACCTAAACGATCGTCGGGCGACCATCGATATCGCGGATGTGTTTGATGAACGCGGTAATTTTCGTGTAGACTCTGATGGTCGAGAGATAGGAAAAGAGCTTCTTGTCCGTAAAGCAACCGGATATGTGTCGTTCGTTCGTGGTGAAAATCCATATACATTTCCTTATCGAGTGTATCCGAGAGAACATTCCCCCGAATTCTCGCTGCTCGCGCGACTCTCTGGGGAAGCCGGAGCCGGAGGTTATCCGCGTAGGCAGCTTAATGGACGTCATATCGAACAACCGATTGAACATATTGATGTATTTATGACACAAGCCGGCGATATACAAGAAGCTGCGTATCGGTTTATTATTAGCGACATGAAAGCGATGTATATTTATAAGAAAACAGCGATGGCTCGAAGAAAAAAGGCTATTGCGGAAGCGGCAGCAGAAGCAGAAGATGGCAAAGGCGACGGCAAAGGCAAAGGTAAGGGCAAGGGTAAGGGTAAGGGTAAGGGTAAGGACAAATCTGCCGCTGCAGAAGCAGGAACAGGCGTAAGTGGCGTAATTGATGAAGCAACTGTCGTTGAATCAGTCGACTTCCCGTCATTCGAAAATATGGACACAATCGGTTATGCGGTGGTTCAAAAACCGTTGGAAGCGTTGAATATTGTCTATCCTCATCCGTCTCTCATCGAATATATAAACAATCCGAACGACGAGTTTGATATTACGGCGTGTATTGGTAAGGAAGGTCTGCGTCACGTCATGTCATATGAAGAGGTAGGCAATCCTCCGATGAGGCTGAATTTCGAATATCGCTCTGAATTTATTCGTGCGTTTAAATTGCCTCGCGGTGAAACAACTACGAAAGCATCATCCCGTATCTTCGCCCCAGAACATATTGGGCGATATTCTGCGAAAATAAGACATATCACGAATAAAGTCATGACGAGTGATGGTATTATTCTCATTTATAGTCAATATATTGACGGCGGTGTTGTTCCAGTTGCTCTCGCATTAGAGGAACTCGGATTTTCGCGTTACAGTATTGCCGGAGGAAATTCGTCGCTTTTTCGAAGCAAACCTACACAGAATATTGATTCGATTACGATGCTTCCACAACGTCAACATCAGGCGCAATATCCTGACCGCCCATTTCGTCCTGCGCGTTATTCCGTTATCACAGGTGATCCTACGATTTCGCCGGACAATCTACATGAACTAAAAGCGTTGACGAGCGAAAATAATACATACGGCGAAAATGTGAAAGTCGTCATTATATCTGTCGCAGGAAGTGAAGGCCTCGATTTTAAAAATATTCGCCAAGTCCATATTTTGGAACCGTGGTATAATATGAACTTGCTCGAACAAATTATAGGTCGTGCTATCCGTAACTGTAGTCATAAACGTCTCCCTTTTTCACAGCGAAACGTTGAATTGTATTTATATGGGACCACCCTATCAAATCCAGAAATCGAAGCAATCGATCTTTATTTGTATCGTCTATCAGAATTCAAAGCAGTAAAGATCGGAGTTGTTTCTCGCGTTCTTAGAACATCAGCGGTAGATTGTCTATTGAATGTTCAACATAATACACAAACTGCCGCACATCTCAATCAGGTCGTTCAACTAAATCTCTCGTCACGCAAAAAAATAAACTATCAAGTTGGCGCACGACCTTATTCAGCATTATGCGATTATATGGAACGATGTGAATATGTTTGTCGTCCGACATTTTCGAATGGACGACCGATCCAAGAACAGCGCGATTTATATGGAATCGATAGCGACGGTGACAGCGACGACGAGGGTGAGCACAGAAGCGGAGAAAGCGATGTTCGAATCGACACATTTAACGAGAAATTCATGTCGATGAACCTCGATAAAATTATTCATAAAATTCGCGAATTATACAAAGAATCTTTTTTCTATAAGAAAACAGGTAAAGAGGGAATTATCGCACATGTAAACAAGATTCGCCAATATCCCATCGCACAAATCAATCTAGCTCTTACACAAATGGTGACTGACCCCAACGAATATGTAAATGATCGATACGGGCGTCTTGGGCGTATTATAAATGTAGGTGATTACTATCTATTTCAGCCGATTGAACTAACAGATAAACGCATTAGTATTCATGAACGAAGCACACCCGTTCCTTATAAACATAGCGCGATAGAATATCCTCTTCCAGAAAATATAACAGAAGATTATTTAGGTATTCTTGAGAAACCCTTATCTGTGTCAGTTCCAAATAAGAAAGTCGCCGAAGTAGTGAACGATAAACTAAAACCACGTGCGGCGTCTGCGGCGGCAGATGGAGAGATTGTATCAGAACAAAGGGAAGCAGAAGCAGAAGCAGAAGCAGAAGCAGAAGCAGAAGCAGAAGCAGAAGCGCCGTT